ACTCCTCCGGTGCGGCTCCTTCGGGCGGGGTGGATTCCTCCGGCCCCTCCATCAGGAGTGCTTCCATCATGGCCTTGGCCATGACCAGATTGTTCATACCCACTTCGATCAGCGTGAGGACCTGCGCCATCCGGGCTTGATGCTCAGACCCGTAATCGTTCTTGATGGCGGTTACGCTGGCGAGTTCATTCGCGGGGAAAGTCACGAGGCTAACCTCCAGGAGCTTGAGTTCCTTGAGCTGGCGGACCTTGCCCTGCCAGCCGTCTTGCACGACCTGGTAACCGATGCTCAGGCCCTTGATGGCGCCCTGCCGGAGCAGCGCGTAAGCCTCACGACCGCGGGCCGTCTCGAGGTTGATCTCGCCGCGCACGACCCGGAGGCCCTTGCTGTCCTCGACCAGCTCGAGCACGCCGACGGGTTCAGTGGTGTCGTGCTGCCAGAGCAGGGGGACGACGTTGCCGCGCTCGCTCAGCGACTTGCGGAACGCGCCAGGCATGACCACGTCGCCGTGCTGGTCCACGTTGTTGAAGATGCTCGCGTAGCCGGTGAACACGCCGGCCTCGTCGGCCAGGTCGCCATCCGAGATGCGGACGGACTTGCGGTCGATGGTCTTCATGGCCTTGCCGGCCTCCTCTCGGTCGATCATTGCAGCCACCTTCTCACTCCATACCCGCCCGGGCTCGCCTCCCCAGAGGAGGAATGCCACGTATCCAGGGGTCGGCGGGCTGTCCCACCCGGGCCGCTTGTCGGCCGCGTGGCGAGCGTGCCAGGCGCGCATCTTGATGATCTTGTCACGGCTCGCTGGTTCCCCCGAGGCCATCCGACGAGCCCACGCCACCGTCTCGGGCTGGAGACCGTCGCCGCTTGCCCCGGCCTCGTGCAGATCCAGGCCCCGGCGAAGCGCCTCCCTCACCCCCTGCGGTGGCGTCAGGTACTTTTCGATCGGCATCGGGCGCCTCCTCTAATGGTCCGCGCTGTACGGATGCATCTCCCGCACCCGGTGGAATGTCCACGTCCAATCGCTTCTTGCGACGAGATAGCCCTCGGTCTCGAGGACGTACGTGCTGCCGGGGTTCTCGCGACACTCATCCTCCGCTCCCGCACGGGCCGCGGGTTGACTCTCGTGCCAGACCTCCCGGTCCCACTTGTCCAGCGACGGCCGGTAGTCGTACCGCTTGCCGCGCTCGTCCTGCATGAGGTCATCGAGCGTCGGTCTCACTATCGGCGGGATCGGGCCATCGGAAGATGCATACTGGCGCGACGCCCGCGTGGACTGCGTCCGAGAAGACCTCGATTTCCCCACCGCCTTCACCATCCCAGAACATGCTCCTCCGGGTCTTGACCCCGGAGAAGCGGTCGCGCAGATCCTGCTCGAGCATCTCAGCCGCAGCCACCGCGTGACGCTCGCCCTGGACGTGCGAAACGATCGGGTGGATGATCGCCCGGCGGATCGCCTCGCTCGGGTCCGGGCTCGCGGGGTGCACGGGCTCACTCATGCTCGTGGACCCACGTGTGAACCTCGAGGACGTCATCGCCCTTGAGGATGACGCTCGCTCTGTCCTGGTGCAGCACCGAGGCCAGCGGACCGTACCGCTCCGACTTCAGCTGCGCCGCGTTCATAGCCGTCCTTCGGTTGCCGTGCTGAACGATCTCGACCATCATTCCCCTCCGATCGGGACTTCGACATAGACCTCATCGCAGCGGCACTGGCAGACGTTCGCGGCGCCGCCTGCCGGGTCCTTCGGGTGCATCATGCTCACGCCGCCGACGTCATAGGGTTCGTCCATCGCAACGACCTTGCCGTTCATCTTGGCGTGGTCCTCGCGGGTGCGGCTGTCGATCACCGAGATCCACCGCTTCCGCAGCTCGATGCCAAGCGGCTGGATGTCCTGGTTGAGGCTCACAGCCTCGAGGTTCGCGCCCTTCGACGCCGCCATTCCGACCTCGGTGCGAGCGATGAGCATCGGCCGATACTGATAATTCGTCTGGTAGTCGCCAGGCAGCACCCCGGCATCCGTGACCTCGTAGAGCCCGCGGATCTGCTCAGCGATGGCCTTGTAATCGAGTGCCCGCTCGATGCCGTCCAGCACGATGCTCTGAATCTCATCCTGCGTCGTCTGGTTGATGAGGCTCACCTGCGAGGCTACGACGGTCTTGACCCATGAATCCCACAGCGACCGCACGTTCGCGAACACGCCCTTCGTCTCGCGGATGCCGAGAGCCTTGCGACGATGCGCCAGGGCCTTGCCCACGAGGCTCGCGCTGTCACGCCCCACCTTGTCGTACAGGCTCGTCAGGACGGGCGTGAGAGCGTCCTGCGAGCCGAAGCTAGGGTTTGCGTTGCCGCCTTCCACCTGGTCGGCGATTGCGCCAAGACCGGCGCGGAGAGCCTTTCGGACGCGGGGCTCGTATATCCCGACCCAATATTCGCGGCGCCGGTCCATCGCCTCGTTCAGCTGCTCGAGCGGGTCTGATGCTGCCTTGACCTCGGGGACGGGTGCGGAAGCCTGGCCGGTCGTCGGAGCCTGCGGTGGCATCTCGGCCTGCACCGCGGCAGCCTGAGCCTCCGCCTGCGCCTGCGCCGAGAGATCTTGGAGCGGGGCTTTCGCCTTCCACGACAGGATGACATCGCCTTCCTCGCGCTCCTCGTATCCGGCCATGACGCGCTGCTCGTTGACCGTCAGCCAGTCGGCCTTCTGGATCTGGCTGAACAGGGCCTCGCGGTCCTCCTGGAGCGCCTCGATGCTGTCGCGGTCGTATGCGAGCGTGAGCGCCGGGCCGAACTGGGGCGCGAGCCAGTTGTTCATGTCGTCGGCGATGCGGTCCAGCAGGGGCAGGATCGTCTCGGTGTAAAGCGCCTTGCGGGCCTCGCGGCGGTTCTGGTAGGTCGCGCTCATCAGACCGACCAGCTCGCCCGGCACCCCGAACGCCGCGCAGATCCGCTGGGCGGACCAGAGCATCGACTTGTCCATCGACATGTCCTGCGGGCTGAACGAGAGCGGTTGCGCCTCGAGGCCACCATCGAGGATCATCGGGCGCCCGACGTTATCGGTGCCCTGGTAGAGCTGCTGGATCTGTTGCTTGAGCCGGTCGTACTGGCGATCGTCAAGGGCGTCCTGCGAGCGGAGGACCATTCCGGGCATGGCCTGGTTCTGCAACAGGCGGACCTCGTACCGTGAGAGCTCGTTATCCTGGTCGATCGCACGGGCCGCGGCCTCGAGGGGGCTCATCCCGTACCAGTCATCGAGCGGCGAGAACAGCCGGATGTGAAGGCAGTGCTCCGTGTCGAGGTCAATCCGCGCCGTCGAGACCTCGTAACGGTAGCCGCGCACCCGGTTCTGAGCGTCGGGAAGCACGCGCATCCGGTCAGGCCGCAGGACGTACAGCTCCCTCGGGGCGCCACGGTCGGGGCCCACGGCTTCGACGTAGCTGTTACCGGCGATGAGCAGGAAGCTCACGAGCTGTTCCGCCCAGGCGCCGTACCCCTGCTCGGGGTTCGGGCGGCGAAGAAGGTCGAGGAGCGGGTGGCTGTCAAGTTCACGGGCTGCCTCGCCGCGGCCCTGGTAGAGCCGCCAGGGAATGCCGGCGATGCCACGGGCGATCTCGGTGATGCAGGCATAGACCCACGGGTTCGTCGCGTAGCCCTCGCGGGAGAGCGCCTGATAGTCCCGGGGAGTCCACACCGCGTCCGGCAGGTTGCGCACGAGCGCCTGCGTGGTCGCGCTGGCCTTCACCTCGACGCCCAGCGCCCGGCGCATCCAGTCACGGAATCCCATCATCGCTCCCTTCGGCGGCATGTCACAGCCTTCGTATACCCGGTTCCGCCGCTCGCTCGAGCATCAGCTCCGTGATGCCCCACACGAGCGCGTCCATCCTGTCCGGGCTCTCGTGCCCCGGGGTCCACCCACACAGCTGGTCCTCGAGGCCGGACCACGCGCCCACGTGATGGACCTTGCCCTGCTCGTAGAGGGCCGCGACGGGTTCGGCACGGGCCACCTTGCCGCGTGACGCTCGCACCTCACGGATCGGGAGCCTTCCTTGCAGTGTACCCAGCAGGTGCCGGACGAGGTCCCCGCCCTGGTTGACCTCGACCACGATCGCATTCGCCTTGTGCCGATTGTAGCAGGCGACAACTTCGCGGCCCCACGCGTCCGGGCTGCCTCGCATCGAGCGGTCGTCCAGGACGTACCCGTGGCCGTCAGCACCGAGTCCCACCACGATGATCCCGGTCTCGTCGGCTTCCTCGCCGGCTGTCACCGCGGGGTCCACGGCGACGACGACCCGCACGATCTCGGGCAGGACGTGCCTGCGGTTGGCGTCAATCTCGGCGCGCTGCCACAGGGCCGCCGGGTTGTCGTCGAGGTCCTCGCCGAGAAGCTCCTGGCGCCCGATGCGCGTGCCCTCGTACCGGGAAACGATGGCCTCGAGGAACTCCCGGGCCAGGTTCGCGCGGTTCTGGAATGTGGTACCGCGGGTCACGACGGTCCCGGGGTCGGCGGCGATGCGACGCATCAGGTCCGTCGGCCTGGGCGTGGTCGTGACGACAGCGCGAGGGTCGCTGCCGAGACGCAGGCCCATGCGCAGCTGGTCCCACGCCTCGGGGTATCGCCAGGCGCCCACCTCGTCGCACCACGCCGCGTGATGCTGCGGGCCTCGCAAGCGCTCGGGCTCGTCGGCGGAATAGCAGTACGCCAGCGCTCCCGAGGGGAACACGAGCCGGCGACGGGACGGCTGGTACTCGGGCCGGTCGTGCGGGCCGCAGATGCTCATGATCCCGCTGTCGCCCTCGACCATCACGTCCCGCACGTCGGCAGCCGTCGGCCCCACGAGGGCGATACGGCCGACGTTCCGGGCCTGCTGCCGCACCCACTCAGCCCCGACGCGCGTCTTGCCCCAGCCTCGACCGGCCTTCACAAGCCAGGTGCGCCAGGTACCCGCGGGGGCGAGCTGCTCGGGACGCGCCCAGAACGGCCACGCGTAGCGGAGCGCAGCCAGCTCGGCGGGCGTGAGGCTCGCGAGGATGCGCTCGCCGTCGGGGCTTCCGGCCAGGTCGTGCAGGTTCACGGGGCCTCGGTGGATGCCGCGGCGATGCGCGCCCGTGCGATGGCGGCGTACTCCTCCGACAGCTCGCACCCGAGGAACCGGAATCCTTCGAGGACGGCGGCCTTGCCCGTGGACCCGGAGCCGGTGAACGGGTCGAGCACGATGCCACCCGGTGGCGTCACGAGCCTGCACAGGTATCGCATCAGGTCCGTGGGCTTCACGGTCGGGTGGTGGTTCGCGCGGGAGCCGGCACCATCGAGCCCCTCCTCGCGGTCACGCTTCGAGGCTTTCGCGCAGTAGAAGAACCGGGCGGCTTCCCCGAGGTCCGATGTGATCTCGTCGCTGCCGTCGTGGATGACGTTCGCGGGCCAGCGGCCGGAAGGTTGAGTGTA